AGCAATCACAATCTCTTTTATTTACAAATGGCTGCGGACCCAGGTCATCTAGAGGCTAGGAAAAGACGTTTACTTAATGTTGTAAGGAAAATAAATGAGACAAAGAGTGACCCGCTAGCAGACAAAATCTTCAACCTGCTCCGAACAAACCCAGTATGCAACAAAAGAGTCTTGACCAAATATGCCCGGGTAGTGAAAGACCCTGATCCAATCGCCACAACGCAACTCCTAATGGGACAGAAATACCCCATTTTGGCAAAGCGCAGCTACCTCTCTATGTTCAGCAAAGAGGAAAGGGAGGCAAACTTTGCAGAAGAGGAGGACTGCAGACGACCTGGGTGGGTTAGATGCACTCGGGCTGCATTAAACATCTGGTTAGAGAAGGAAATGGAAATATCAGAGGAAGTTAAACGGATAATCAAAGTGCTTTATGAGAACTCAATAGAGTTGGTGAGAGACTACCAAAGGCACAGCTGGGACCGGGCCATAGTGAGATACGGTATTGTGCCCAAGGAAAGGCAAGTAGTGGCCACCAGGAAAGTGCTTGTTGATGTCCCCAGAGAGTATCGACAGAAGTCCGTAGTAGAAATAATACAGCCAGGCTTCAACCTAAATCAGCCAGAGGTGAAAATCTACGTGAACAAGATCATTGAGAAAATTGGACATAAAATAATCACAGGAATGTCTATTGTTGACCAGGCCAGAATGTTACTAAATTCTCTGGACCCTAAGATGAGAATGCTCCCCGTCGCAGTGACTTTACATGAGGACTTGGCCCAGCACTCCATATCCTACTACGGCAACAACTGGATGGTACACCATCTCCCCGGCCGGAGCTACAGCACTCCAGGAGATACCAATGATCTCAGGAAAAGTTGCCAGCTCATAATGAGAGAAATCCTTAAAGTGAAGGCAGAGAGGAGAAAGGACCACCTACTGAGACTTAGGAAGGGGCAGCATGGGATAGTGGAAGTCCTTCAAAACACAAAAGAGAACTACCCAGTCAAGGTGATCAAATCCATACTTGGACTGCCCTGTTCCAAAGCACACGATTATTTTGGAACCCAGATGATAATAGAGGTCGCAGTGGAAAATAGCAGGATGGTGACTTCGGGAGGTGGAGTCTCCTGGAGAGAATACTTGGGACAAGAAAAGATCTATTTCAAACATGAAGATGTGCGAGGGTGGTATAGCCACGAGGGTCCCATGCTGAAAGAGATAGTCTTTTCCCGGACTGAAAAATCCACTTTCACCAAACTCTTAGTGAACATTGCCAACTACATCCACTATGACTGGATAGCCAGACCCGCTTCAACTCTCAAAGAAATGAGGAGGATGACTATGGAGGAGGTGATGCTGAGCCCATGGTCCTTTCTTGGCACTACCAAAGGTGTGTGGTCTGCTTTCTGGACAAGACTGGACTCCAGCTATTTTCCAAGGAGTGATGACATGCGGAACTACTTGCAAATGGGTGACGGGGAGATTAGAATCAGATGCGTGCTTGAAACCGAAATTCCAAATGATACTTTGGTGTCCTACAGGGTGACTGAGGACGGTGACCTGGAGGAAATCGGTGGCGTGTCTCGGATTCCCAGGATAGACTCAATGCAGAGACTGAAAGAGAGGCACTTAGATGGTACCTGGAACAGCAATGACATGGTATTCATTCCAATCCTTCACCCAACAGTGTGCTTGCCCCGGACAATAGAGTTCCACTTTTCTCGGAAAGAACTTTTGAATGATATCCTATCATTCAATTTCAGTAATTACAACAGTCACTGTCCCTACCTGTTGCCTCCCAATGACAGATCTTCATTCTGCAATACCGCCAGGATGATGTTGTATGGAGCCTCCACTCAAGTCATGAAATGGCCTAGGATATACCTTGCATATCTGTACTGTTTCTCTGGATTCCATGAAACTCCAATGCTGGCGAAACTCAGGCGGACTAGATTCTTGATCTATGATGAGATAGACTTGCATGCCCAGAGGGGAGTGTTTAGGCATAATCCCGAGAATAACACGTGGCTCATATTCAACAAGGAATGGATAGGGCTGCAGGAGGAGTTCTCAAATCCCGGAGCTCTAACAAATAGTGCACTTCTGGGTTACCGACTAGAGAACGTCCAATACTCAGGGAAGAGAAAGAGGGGAGACGGGGTCATGGACCTTAGAGAGGGGATGAGGGAATTGGAGAGCAAATTGGATGGATCTTACGTCTATGTGCGAGTAGCCCAGAGTGTCCAGCTCCTTGTGAGGGACCGCACTTCTGGGGAGAAGAGGAAGATCGCAATGAAGAGAGGACTGGATAGGATTGGGGAAGATAGGACCAGAGACATAATTATGGAAGCACCAAGAAAGATTTGCAAAAGGCATTGAACAATGTATGTGGAAAAAGAGATTTGTGATTGCT